TAAAAATGCCCACAATTTCAAGCGGGCAGGCTTTACTTTTGTGAGCTTTTTAAAAATTTCTTTAATGTATCGAACCTGCCCGAACAATACTTAAGCAAATATAATCAAATAAATCAATTGTACAATACTTTATTTAATATTTTTCTATAAACTTTATTAGCTAATTCAGAGTTGCATCCACGTTTACGATAGAACTCTAATACTCTTTTTATTCGTGTTAAATTTGATTGCTTACTCATAAATTTTATTTTAATAGCTCTGGGTTTTCGTAAATGTTTCCGATTACTTCTAAATGATTATCAGCATCTTTGTATGCGAATCTTCCATAGTGAAACTCATAATTATCAGTTTCTTTTTTTTCGTTTGTTTTTGAATCAACATAAAATATAATTCTAAACTTTATATCTGGGTTTATTTCAACAACTGCGTATCTATGCCAATGTTCTATACTATTTTCATGCATTCCCCATTTTATAATATCTCCTTCATAAATATCAACTCCGTTTTTATCTTTAAGCCCTGTGAATTGTCCTACTGAATCAGGAAATACCTTTTCAATTTCATCATAATTATCTACATCTTCTTTTAATATATAATATTGTTTATTCTTAACCATTCCGCTATCTACTAAGTTTCCGTAAATCCATTGTTTAGTATTTGCATCAACTCCTCTAAATTTAATTTCTCTCATAGTATTTATTTTTAATGATTTATTTTACTTTCAATTATATAAAATCCGTCTACTATTTCAACTTCTATTGGAAAACTTTTCTTTAAACGTTCTCTTTTATGTACTGATTCACGTCTAATACATAAACCTCGTTTTATTACTTTGTACTTTTGTTCTTCATTATATTTCATAAAACTTGTATCTGTCTTGTTTACCCTTGCAATTGTCAGTAATCGTATTTACGCATATTTTATTTTCTTTTGCACATGCTGTAATTGATTCATATTATTTACCGTCTGAAACTCTTATAACTTTCTTTTTCTGCTTAGGTTGTATCTTTTTCATTGGAACTGGCTTAACATGTTTTTTACCAGTCCTTAAAAATTCATATTCCTTTTTTTGTTCATCAGTCCATTTTGATATAACAAAGTTCCATAAGTTAGATTTAGGATGATTTAATCTAACTTCTTTTGTGTTTGCTTGGGTGTAGTGCATATTTAGTAAATTGGCTGTTGTGATTTTTCTATAATTTTATAATGAGTAACCCCGTCTTTTATAAAATCTTTATAAAGGCGTTCTTTGTTGTCTTTTAAAAGCTCTATAAATCTTTGTTCTCCGTTCATTACTATTTCCCATAATCCTTCTATAATATCTGGCAAATCTGCTTCACCTTCAATCTTAATCCATCCGTTGTTGTTTTCTATTCCTTGAAGTGATTTTAGTCTAAAAAAAGTGTAGTATGCATCCTTAGTGGTTTCTACTCTTGAATCAAATAATTCTTTATTAATTAAATAATTTACTATTTTTTTTTCTGTATTAATAGATAATCTAACCCATCCATTTTCTTCAATATCTTTATTCCAATATTCTCCGTATTCTTCCTGTATTTTTTCTTGCTTTGTCATTACTCAGTAGCTTTTTTAATTAGTTTTTTATACTCTTTATTTACTGCATTTTCTGCAATCTCTTTGCATTTTTTACGTCCTATTAAGTCTATTACTTTATTAGGTAATAACGCTCCAAATACTGCTTTTTTATCTTCGTGGTTTAATTCTTTTTTTGCCATTGGTTATATCTTTATCGTTAATTCTTCATTGATTAAAGCAAAGTATAAGTTTTGTAATTGGTGGACATGAACACAAGACCAAGGCTTTACAAGTCCAAGCATTCCTTTTATCCCTACATGGTCTCCAAACCATATAAATATTAAATGCTTATCTATTAATTCATTATTTTTAAAGCCAAACTTCAATAACCATTCTTCTGTTAATTGGATTGGTTTAATCCATTCAATAGGAGTTCCTATGTAATCTCCTTCTTTGAAAACTGAATTTTCTAAAACTCCATTAATTTGAAATTTATTACCGTCTTTATCTAATACTAAATTCCCTATTCTTAATTCATTTGCTCTCATAATATTTATAGTTTTTGTATTTCTTCTATTAATAATTTTTCTTCGTCTATTAATCCTTGTAGTCTGGATAAATATAATTTCTCGCTTATTTCAATTCCAGATGATTTTAAGTTAAATAATAATTCTCTATTTGAATTATATTCGTTTTTTACGCAAATTGACATACATTTTTTTGCATGAAATTTATCTAAAGAATATGAAATCCATACGTACTTTTTAAATAAATCATCTAATTTTTCTTTTAAGGTCATAATATTTACTTTTTAAGTTTAAGCAAATCTACGTATAAATATTTATTAAACAACAATAAATAATTATTTATAATCAATTCAAATAACAATAAATGTTTTTTTATTCGAATAAAGGTTGTAGATTTGTCTCAGCAATAATGCTAAAACTTAAATGTAAATAAAATGCAAAAATTAGAAAACACAATCGTAGAATTTTTAGAAGAAGAATTTAACACCAAAGCCAGAATATCTGAATTAGAAATTAAAATAAATACTCCAAGCCTAAGTAAGAGTAACTTACTTAGATTAAATAGGATAGTAAATAACGCTAATTTAGGTTTAGAAATAAAAAGGAGTGGTACAGGATTAGTAATTATTATATCTATTTAAATAAAAGAAAAAAACAAGAATAATTAAACAAATTAAAACAATTAAACAAATAGAAATTATGGAAGTTACAGGAAAGATTAAAGTTGTTGACTCGGTTAAAGAAGTAGGTACAGGTGGATTTAAGAAACGTGATATAGTTGTTACAACCGACGAATCTTATCCGCAAGATATATCTATTCAGTTTGTGCAGGACAAATGCGATTTATTAAATACATTTAATGTAGGCGAATCGGTTAAAATTGGTATCAATTTACGTGGTCGTGAATGGACAAATTCTCAAGGAGAAACGGTTTATTTCAATACTATTCAAGGTTGGAACATTAATAAAGTAGCCGAATCAAGTACAGAAAAACCTGCAATACCATCGGCAGAAGCATTTAAACCTACTACTAACGCAGTCGAAGAAGAAATCGATGACCTTCATTTTTGAAAGGTAGAAAATAAATTTTAATATTACCTTTTTATTTATTATCTTTACACTCTAAACATTAAATATCTTTAAATATGAAACAATGCAAAGAGTGTAAGGTTATAAAAGAAAAAAATAATTTTTATGGAGTACAAGGAGAGTGTAAAGAATGTACTAAGCAAAGGATTAAGAATCGAGAACAAAAACTTAGATTAAATGATGAATGGAAAGACAAAGAAAGGCTTAGACAGCGTGAAAAATATTACCGTTTAAATTATAAAGAAAAGCACAAACCAAGTCCAGAATCTAAAAAAATAGCTATGGATAAATATATAAAGAAATATCCAGAAAAAGTAAGGGCTAAAAGTTTGTCTAGAAAGTTAAGACCACTAATTAAAACTAACCAATTACATCATTGGAATTATAATATAGAATTTGCTAAAGATGTTATAGAACTAAGCATAAAAGACCATTCTAAAATACATAGATTTATAAAGTACGACCAGAAAACTTTTATGTATAAAGATTTAAACGGAATTTTATTAGATACAAAAGAAAAACATATTGAATTAATTAACAAAGTATTAGAAAATTTTTAATTATGGACACATACACAGAACATAATCCGCTTAATCCTATTAACGAAATAGAATGCAATCCGCAAACTGAACTTGAAGAACAACAAGAATGGAATCAGGAATTAGTTAGAAAGAATAAAAAGTTATTAAAGCAATTAGAAAAGTTAGCAGAAATATTACAACTAGAATCTTGGGGTATGACTCCAACTTATGAGCAACTAAAAGAAAAACAAGAAATTTTAAATCAGTATATAAAATGAAAGAAACAGATATTGATAGCATGAAATACCGTAAGTCTACGCATTTAGCTGGTATTGATGTAGAATCTATCGTAAGCGAGAAAGGAAGTTGTGTCTTAACTATAAAAGAAGCGTATTACAATACAAATGTTGATGTGTCAGGGAATAAGACTGATGGTTATTTTATAGAGTTTGTAGAGCCCTTAAAGCCGATGATGGCAAACTCTGGTAATCGTAAAATTATAAACGATATTGTAAAAGAAAAGTTGGGATGTACTTCGGCAGAAAGTAGAATGTTACCTAATTGGAAAGGAATACAAATTGATTTGTTTTTTGACCCTTCACGTAAAATGATGGGTAAAGTTACTGGAGGAATAGGAGTTAAGCCTGTAGTTAAAAAAGTAATTAGTGATATTAATGCATTAGCTATTTTAAATAAATCTAAAACAATTGAAGAATTAAAGTCAAATTGGGAATTATTAACCGCAGTTGAAAAAAACATACCTACTGCAATGGCTTTAAAAGAAAAACTTAAAACTATTTTAAAATGATTGCAAGATACGATATTGAACAACATTCTGAAGAATGGCACAAAGTACGTTATGGTAAAATAGGAGGTACATTATCTAAGGGTTTATTTGTTAAGTCATATACGCTTTTAGAAGATGTATTGTCTGAAATAGTAGAAGATTTCGATTTGCAAGAGTCGTTTCAATCATACGATATGATTAGAGGCACTGAATTAGAACCAGAAGCACGTAAAGCATTAAATGCATATTTAGGAATTGAATTAAAAGAAGTCGGTTGGTTACAATGTGAAGAAATACCTTTACTTGGAATTTCTCCAGACGGAATAACAGAGTGCGAAACTATTTCTGCCGAGATAAAATGCCCTAACGCAAAGACGCATTTAAAAACTATTTTAGCAAATGAAATTCCTTCAAATAATATACATCAATGTATTCACTATTTTACGGTTAATCCGAAATTAGAAAAGCATTACTTTTGTAGTTTTAGACCAGAAAATAATTTTAAGTCAATTTTTGTAAAGGAATTAAATAGAGAAAGTTTAATTGATTTAGGACTTACCTATAAAGTAAAAATAAAAGAAGATAGAGGTTTAGGATTAAAAGAATATGTTTGCGAAATTAAAGATATAAGAACCATAAACGAATGGGTTAAATTAGCTAAATCAGAAGCTATTAAATTAGAATTACAAATAAATGAAGCTATCAAACAATTAGAGTTCTAACAACCAATAAAGCCGATACTATTTTACGGAATCGGCTTTTAAATAAATATAGATATTATGAAATTAGAAGAATTATTTAACGAAGACGGACAATATACTTGTGATAGTTTTGTAGATGGATTTTTCATTGAAATTAAAGACGGAATGTTTTTAGGAAATCAATATAAAGGTAAATATTACATGTTTCCAGAAAGATGGTTATTTCATTTATCTAAAAATTTATTTACACATGATTATAAAAAAGTTTTTACAAGACAATCTTTATTTAAAACTTAATATTACCACTCCTAACATAAACAATAATTAATAATCCAACTACAAAGACAATTCCTATCCATAAATTAGAGTTGTCTTTTTTTTCTGTTACTTTATTTTTAGTTTCAGTTTCTTTTTTAATTTCAATTACTTTAGTAGCTTCTTTAATCTCAAAGTTATTGAATTTACTTTTATCGTACTTAATAGTTACGTTAAAATATGTATTACCGTCTATAATAATAGGCTTAGATGCATCAAAAGGTGTTATAGTATATATATCATTCAATACTATATTTTGAGTTAATATACGGCTATTTTCTACAATTAAAGAATCTGATTTAAATGATGTAGATTGATTCGATGTTTTACGTGTTCCGCATGAAACTATTATTAAAAAGATAAGTAAGTATTTCATTTTTTATATTTAAGCAACAATTCTTTCCTATGCTCCAAACCATTATACCCTCCGTTTATCTTACGTGTAATACCTTTTAAATCATCTTTATCAGCTAAAGCATTTAAATTACTTTTATTCCAAAACCATAATGCGCTTATCATTGCGTTAGTTTCTTCTAATAATAAATCTGGATTTTTTAAACAATCTAAATCCGTATCGTTTGCTAATTGGTGGTAATTTATTTTTCCTGTAATCTGTAAAAATCCCCGCCCTCTGTATTTCCAACCCTCTCCGCTTGCTTCGTTACCGTTACCCATTCGATTAGCATAAACTCTATTAGCTATCTTTTCTGGCTTTCTAGCGTACGATAATGATTCACTAGTATTAAAGTACTTTGAGAAAGTTTGCATTAATCCTTGCGCACTATAATTCAAATTCTCACTAATCGGTTTTAATCCGCTTTCATGTTCAATCTGAGCCATAAAATGTGCAATACGTAATTTTGTAGTTAATCCGTATCTTTCAAAAAGTGACTTATATTTTGTTTGTAGGTTCATAATATTATCTTGAAATTAAAAATAAAATATATCCGAATATAAAAGTTAATATTACTCCTGCAAATATTCTTAACTGTCGCATATTCTCTTTTGTTACAGTATAATCTTCTTCTAAGCGTTTTACTCTATTGTCAATTTCATGCACAATATGAGTTAATCCTTTATGATTATTAAATACATTTCCAACCAAAGCGGACTCAATACTATCTAAGGTTTTATTTTGATTTTCAGCATCAGTTTTTAATGATTTTAAATGCTGTTCCATGCGGTCTAAACGTTCTGATTCTATTGACATAAGCTAATAAATTGATTCTATTACAGTGAATGTAATTATTGAAATATAAAAAAAGTAATAAATGTTTTCGTTTAATATTGGATATATAAGAGTTAAAAATATTATTGCTAATATACAATAAATATAGTTTTTAGAAAAAGGTATATAATACCTATGAAAAAAGAAAAAATGAGTTAATGATATACCCACTAAAATAGAATCTATTAAATCAAATCTATAATAGTTTTCTTGGTAGAAATAAGCGTTTCTTAAAAACACAAAACAAACTATCCAATTAATCACAATGAATAAAGGTAAGTAGCTGAATAGTTTGTGTGCTTTTTCCATTTTACTTTTTTGGTGGTATTGGTAGTCCAATCCCGTTATTTTCTTCTTGGCTTGCAACTACTTGTTTTGCATTGGGAGTTAAAAAGTTTTTAACTAAATAAGCTAAACCCCCACCTATTGCAGATAAAGCAATTGTTTTCCAATCAAATGTTAATACTCCAAGCTCTAAAGACTGTTGAACTATTACCACTACTGGAGTTAAAACTGCCATTAAAAGACCTTTCCCTAAATCTAGCCAATTAAGGCTTAAAAAATTACTTGTTCTCATGTTTGTATTTAATTTGTTAATAATAAATCGTTTGTTCTTGTTGCGGTCGTCCATCCTTGACTTAATTTAAGTATTCCAGAATGCTTTTCTTTTAGATGTAGTATATCACACTCTTTTATATTACACTCTCTTTTCTCGTATTGTTTTTTACTGTCTGAAAGAGTAATACCATTTAAATTCGCTTCAAACTTTATAGGGTCTTTTGATTTTTTGTTTTCAAAAACATGACCATCTATTTCAATTTTGCAATCTAAAACAGTTTTGTACTTTGGTTCTTGAGCAAATATCGCACTAGAAAATAAAAGGAATATTATTAATGTTCTCATGTTTATTTATATTTAATTGTTAAAGTGATGCTGGTTGCCAAATAATGTTACCGTAAGTTGCTGTAATATCGTCGTTTCCACCTGTTGCTCCTGAGGCGGTGGCGGTTATTTTAATAATATTTGTACCCGTAAAAGTCAAACCTGTTAAAGAGGTATATTTTGTATAAGACGCTGTACTTGCGCTAGGTGTAGAAATATTAACTACTGCTCTAGCGGTTGTGGTTCCTGTTCTAATAATTGAAACATTAGTTACCCAAGCACCAGTAACACTCATAGTTAAAGTGCCAGTGTCTCCTATTAAAGTTCCTGCAAAATACAATTTCAATTGACTTGACGCTGTCACATCGTTAAAAGTACCTGAAAAATTTGAAATTATTTTTTCTCCGTTAGCGTTTAATCTATTAGCTACTGTCGTATAAGTTAATAAATCAGTTTCTGTTGTTGATACGTTATTTACGTCAGAATAGAAATCTTTTAATTGTTCTGGAACCCATGATTTAGTTACAATTGCTTTTCCTGTAGCTTCTGCTGATATCAAAGCGTTTGTAACACTTGGAAGAGTTCCTAAACCATTTTTTAATATAGTAAGTGCATTACTTCTTACAGAAGATGTTCCGTTACCTATATTAAAAAGTCGGTCAAGTGCATTGAACGCTGTTGTTGATAAAGGCGTGTAATCCGTGCCAAAAAATCCGCCTACCCACTCGCCATAAGACCTTGCTCTATTCGACTCCCCACCAGAAACATAGCTACTAACACCTGAAGCTATATTTGCAGTTCCTCCGCTTACAAAAGCATACTGAGCCGTAGCTTGATTAGAATCCCCTCCAATAACCGCAGAATTTATTCCAGAAGCGGTATTTCCGTAACCTCCGCCAACTGAGGAAAAACTGTTTGAAGCTACGTTATCAGCACCTCCCCCTACGTTTGAGTGCATTCCAGAAGCTCTGTTTCTTTGACCTCCAGACACCACAGAATAATTACCCGTTGCCCCTCTTGTTGTACTTGCACTTTCTGAAAACCCTAAATCTACTGCTTGCAGTCCAACACTACCATAATTAGCATCGATTCTACCATTAATTACGTAACCTATTCCGCTCCCTTCGTCTAAAGGTCTAAAAGCATAATCATCTGTTTGCGCTATTAGTCCTGTTTTATTTTGTAAAGTATAAGTTCTCGATGCGGTATTGGTATTTGTAAAAAAAGATGTAAAAGTATTAGCTACATTTCGTAATCCAATTGTACCGTCTAAGAACGTCTTAACGCCTGTGTTTGTTTGAGCAGAAGCAAGTACCATATCTCCGCTTCCACCACCACCTCCAGCATTAGCTAAAACAAAAGCAGTTGTTGCAAGTTGTGTTGTATTTGTTCCTAAAGTAGCTGTCGGTGCTGATGGCGTTCCTGTAAACGTAGGCGAAGCTGATGTAGCGTAATATCCGCTTACCACTTTTTCAACAAGACCTGTAGTCATATTCCTAGTTAAGATGTCATAAGTTCCTGCAGATGTAGTAGGTTGTGTTCCTAAAGTTACTGTAGATGTTAACTTAGTAGTCCCTGCATTTTCAAAACCAAATCCTCCATTAACACTTGTTCCTAATAGTAGATTTCCCCACCATCTACCAAACACGGTTGCGGCTTTACCTATAGTTGTAGTATTGCTTCCGAGACCAGTAGCATTGTTTCCTATTACTATTTCATTAGTACTATTGTCAGCTAGTGCTTTTGTTTGTAGTCCAACAAAAACACCGTCGGTTACATTTGTAAGGTTTAAATTTCCTGTATAAAATCTAGCCGCTTGCATACCTACGGCGGTATTTCCAGTCCCTATTATATTGTTTCTCAGAACCATTTCGCCAAGACCTGTATTGTTTGACCCAGAGGTATTAGCTTCAATGGCTTGCTGTCCTATAGCTGTATTTCTTATTCCAGTAACATTATTTCCAGTTCCTGTTCCAATTAATATATTTGAAACAACTGAATTTGCTTTTATTTCTAATGTTGTTGCGTTAGAGGTGTTCTTAAAAGTTACAGTTCCTTTTAAAGAGGGTGTACTGTAGCTACCGCTCCTAGATATATCTACTGTTTTACTGTTTCCTGCGTCTGTAGTTGTCTCAGATATAAAAAAATTAGATGTTGCAGGAACTACTTTTGTAACATAACCTGCTGGACTTGTGATATATACCCATGTCGAGGCGTCTGTTCCTATATATAAGTTATTTACATCTATTTTTAAGGAGTTGTCATTTGTTAACGGTGGATTATTTAAATCAAATATAGTCGCTGTTGTTGGGCTTGTAGCATTTACATAAACTATTTTAGAGTATGTTGTAGGTACTTTTAAATCTAATTCATTTTTAACCGCTTGAACACTTGGGTATAAAGTATTGTTTACTGTAGTGAAATTAGTTGCTTTATTGGATACATCTTCAGGTATATAACCTAAAATAGTAGGTATTGTTTTATTTTCCCATAAACCCTCTGTAGTAGAACCTATTACTTTATTAATAGTTGTTCCTGTAATTTCTACATCGTGGATTTCATCCATAGAAACACCATTACTTATTTTTACAAAGATACTTCCTTGAGTAAGATGTGAATTAATAACATAACCCACAACTATTTTTCTAAATAAACTTGTAGGTATTATATTTGTCAACGCTCCTGGCGTAATTGGACTTAAATATAATATATCTCCATCTAACCAAGTTTCACCTTGTAAATTTCCTGTAGTATTTATAGTTCTAACTAATCCAGTAGTTGTTATAAATCCTTCTTGATTGTTGTTTATATTTTCAGTTACAAGACCTATAGTTTTATTTGATGTGGGTATTGTATTTGCATTAGCTAAATCAATTTTTAATCTTTGCCCTTGCGCTCCAGATGTATAAACACAACTATAATTAGATTCCAATAAATTTACTCCAGTTTTATTTACAACTCTTATAACTTGTTCTTGACCAACTTGTAATGTTACATTTCCACCTTTTAACATTATCTCCGCAGTTCCATCAGAATCATTCCATCTTACTTTTCCAACTCCAAAAATTCCTGTAGGTGTTTGATCTAATTCTAATTGTCCAGTTTTTAATTGATATTCACCTAAATCTACATTTGTAGTAGATCCTGTATAAGGAACTTTTCCTGCAATGTCTATAGGTACTAAGTATCCACTATTATTTACAAACTCGCTAATATTAATATTATCTACAAGTTGAGTTGATGTTATTGAATTGGCTTTTACATCAGCCGTAATCACATTTGATATATCATCATAAGAAAAATCTATAGTAGTACTATCTACAAGTATATTACCTACAGCATTTTGAGCTAATTCATCTGTATACTGAGTTATGTCTCCTACATATAATATATCACCATCTGTTACAGCTGTATTAAATTGAGATTTAGTACCGGAAACGTTTATAATTGGGTTATTATTATCTGTATTATCAACATTTACTATATTTATTCCATTTACAGATTCTACTTTTGAATCAAGTTCAGATTGTAAATTAATTACGTCTGATATAGAATGAATGTGAGATGATGGTGGAAAACTTAATGGTTTATTTAATATTTCAGAATCTCCTGAAATAGAATTCCAATCTGAATTTACATTAACTTCTGCACCTTCTTCAATACCATCAAATTTTTCTTTTTCAAGTTGAGTTAAATGAATATAATCACCATCATTTAAACCTTGAGTATTATTATGTACAACTTCAGTTGTATTTGATAATATAGTCGTTATTTTAGCCATTATATTGTTTCTATTATATATTCAACCATTACTTTACATCCAGCTTTTGCTAAAAATGTAATTGGAGTTTGATTTAAAGTTGTTACTTCAATATTTTGAGTTAATCCTGCTGGGAATGTAAATGTGTTATATACTATACTTCCAACTAATACAATTATTGATATAGAATGGAATGTATTTATTGGATATGTTACAATTTGATCAGTAACAGGTTCGTATGTGTCTACAATTACAGTATTATAATTCGGACCACCATTTTGACAAGTATTAACAGCTGATATTAATTCAACCATTTTTCTTAAATCTTCGTTTTTTATTTTATTGCAATCTTTAAATGATATTAATAATTCATTTATAGTTTGAGATATTTCGTTACATTCTATTATCATTATACAATTTATTTAGTTTTTATATTATGCACATATTGTATGTACACTTATTGTACCATCATTTTGAATTAATACTACATAACTATTTACTAAAGACATTTTATAATATTGATTACCACCTATAATAGGTATAGTTCCATCAACATCTGTATAAGCTATATCTCCTGAAGTAATTATACCATTAGTTATTGTATCAATCCAACAATTAGTATCTATTATTAAAGCGCAACTATTATCAGGTAAAGGTTCTGATACAGAACTATAAGCTCCTGATTCTAGAATTGGAGATACTGGTACATCATTAATAAATGTTTTAAATATATTTATTTTAAATTTATTCATAAATTAGACTTTAGTATTACCCCCTAAATAGTATATATTACTACTTAATTCTTGCGATAAATAAGTTTGATAATATTGATCTTTTATTTTTAAACCTATTGGATTATTTATAGTAGTTCCAGAAGTTACAAAAGTTACATCTGCTGAACCTTTTTGTGTAAACCCAACACCAAATTTAGATGTTAATCCACTAGGAACTGTAATAGTTACAGCTGTAGATGAATTATCAATTATTATTTCATAATTATTATCTAAATTAGTTAAGGTATAATTTATTCCTGTAAAATCAGCTGGATAAGTTATCACTTTTTGTAAAGGTATAATTTCAACTATAAATGGATCTTCTATACCTCCTGAACCAGTTACAATAGTATTACTTCCATTATCAAAATATATAATAGATGTTCCAGAAGCAGTAGAGTTTATTACATAAGGTGAAGCGATAGTTCCAATACCTGATACGGTTACATTTGTTCCAGCATTTATTTTAGTTTCAGAACCATTTGGTGCAACACTTGTTAGATAATCTTTAGTTATTAATATTTTACCAGTAATATCAGATGTAATTAAACTAGTTGTTAAACTTGGTGCTAAAACTGACCCATTAAACATTACCTTAAAAGCATCACTTCGTGTTATTACAGAGTATGATTCATCATTATTAGTAATAGTACCATTTCCTACAACTAACATTGGTTTATTAGTAGAGTTATAATCTGTAATTTGTTCAGTTATTATATTAGCAGCTTGACCAATTACAGTAGTATTCATACTGTTTACAATATGACCTGTACCAAATATAGAGTTAGTATAACCTGTGTTATATAAATTATAACCTCCGTTAAAACTACCTGATCCACGATTATCAATTAAATAACCAAATGAGTTTGCTAAATAACCTGGTGTTTTAACATCTATACCTGATGAAAATGAATTAGTACCAATAGAACCATTGGTGGATGATACTTCGCTAGAATAACTAAAATCTACTGCGTCATCACCAATTGGTCCATAAAAAGTATTATTTCTACTTCTAATTCTAAATCCAGTACCTTGACCTTCATCTAATGCTTCTAAAGGAGGTACTATTATAGTAGGTTTATTTAATATTTCTTCTACTCCAGATGTAGCATTCCAATCTGAATTTACTTGAGATGAATTTACAACTTCATAAAAATTATAAGCTTGATTAGAATAATCTATTCCAAAAGTTATAACTCCAGATGGATATACATAATCTGAAGTCAATAATCCTCCAGAACCTAAACTAGGTTTCCATTCCCATCTAGTACCTTCTTCAATACAATATATAATTAAACCTTTTATATAAGTAAAAGCTAAATTATCTTCTACACCTAAATTTGAAAGTTCAGTTTCATTTTGAATATATTGTTTAACATCTAACGGAATTTGCGTAGGGATTTTTAATCCCAATTGTATATTATTATAATTCATTTATATTATATTTATCATTATAAACAACCATTTAATTCTATTTTTATACCTGAAAAAATACGAATATTTGGATAATAGCCAATAAAACTTTTTACATATATACCATCATTGTAAGGAATTGTTCCCAAGCTGTCTAAATATATATAGTCTCCATTTATAGGATCATCATTTATACCTGAATGATATGCTGTTATATAAGTTGGAGTACTAGTTATATCTTGAGCACATTCTATTCCACCTAATTCTTGAAAAGTTTCTAAACTTATTAAAAATGATTTTAATAATGATAAAGGACTTTCTGATTTTGTAATTTTAATAAACATATCACTATATGAATATATATTATTTGAAACAAACAATATAGTTTTATTATCAAGATATGTTCTAGTAAAACCATCTGTAACATCATTATTCATAATATCATATAATCTATAATTATCAGTTTCTAAACTATTAGTTATAGCAAAAGATATTAAACCTATATTAATATAAGAAATAGTTTTACCAATTTCAAATACTGGAATTGTATCAAAAGATTTAGTTTGTAAATAACCGTTTACACTTACATTACTTATAATATCATCTAATAATATATCTATATTAGGTTCTTGCCAATAATAAATTTTTTGTAAATTACCAATAGTATTGCAATCTGTATATTCAGCTTGTGTGAACTTAGATTTTAATATAACTTTATCTTGGTTTAATATTATAGATTTACAAGTATATTTAGATGTGTTTAGTATAGTATTATATAAAGATATTAAAGAACGTCTTTGTATATGAGTAATAGATGTTGAACAACCACTCAATAACTTATATATTGCATCTAATATATATACATCATTTGAATGTAAAACACCAGTTACTCTAGATTGATTATAGATTTTATCTAATGAACCAATTACTACAGATGTGTGGGTTTTTTCGTTTATATCTATCATATTAAGGTTGTATAAAGTTATTGCAACTAGCACATTCTATTACTGGGCAATTATCACAAGTTTTTAACGCACATAGTTTTTTAAGTTTATTAATCATATCTATAGCTTGTGAATAATAACCTACCTCTAATGATTTCATAACTGTATCTATTAACATATTTATAGTTATAACCATTTGATGAGATTCTTCTTTATTACAATTTATACATTGAGTAATTTGTAAATCTGTTAGATAATTAAGTAAACATGTATAATATGTAGAAAGATTATAAGTAATACCTAATGCTGGAGATTGACAATCTTGACAACCCTCCACATCTACAAATGTACTTTCTACTTCCATAAAACATACATCTTCAAATTTAGAAATACCTACTTCATTAGCATTTATAATTAAAACTTCTTTATTATTTACATTTAATAAATAATTATTTAAATCTATAGCTAAAGAATAATCTTTAAAGTTTACCATTGTCCACAATAATATTGAACTTATAGTATATCCAATATCTGTTTCAACATCTATTGCTAACTGAGAGCCATTATTTATTATTTCGAAATTATTTATAATTATTGCCATTTTCCAGTATATTTATAATTGGTATTATTTTTTAGAATTCCATTTAATTTTTTCCTCATGGTTTCTTTATTTGTATTAGTTTTAATTGTCAAAATTTCTAATGAATCATAAGTTTCATTTGTAACAGTATTAACAATAGTTTTAGTTTTTAATATACCTCTATTTTTTATTTGCTCAGTAGATTGTTTGGTTCCAAGTTTTTTATTTCTTAGTAAATCTTTATGATTTTGTGAAAATTTTCTACCAGTCATTTTTAAACTTCTTTTAATATTAGATTCAATTGACGGTTTTCTACCTAAAGTACCTTCGCCACCATCTGTCATATTTACTAATGTCCCAGTTTTTAAATCTTTACGACCATAATAAGATATTAATATTATTTCTAATTCACAAGCGTTTTTCCAAGTTAAATCAGATTTTAATACTTGAACTTCATACTCATATTTATTTGTAATATTTTGCCAATATTTATTTCTATCAAATTTGCTATGCGCTCTTTTAATATTTTTACCAATACCTATGTAAAATACTTCACCATTTATTTTTAAATGTCTGTATAATATCATTTTAGTTTAAATAAAAAAAGGGAAGAAAGATTTTTTGTTTCTCTCTCCCCTTTAAGGTTAATTATAAGTTGTATTATACTACTGCTAAGTTAGCAGGAACTACAGCTAATGTTCCAACAGCCGTTCTAATATCTGTTAATACAGAGTTAGTAGCAGCATTGTTAGCAGCTACATTCGTAACTTTGTCTACAAGAATTGTAAGAACTTTATATTGACGTTCTACAATAGTTTCATTTCTAGGAGCAAAATATTTAATTTGTATAGTATTATACAAACCAGCTTTAGATGTGTAATAAGGAACATCAAATCCAACTGGATATTCAAAATCTCTAGAAGGTGAATATTTAACACCTTTTACAAAGTATTCAAAATTAGTTGCAAATTTACCAGTACCATTACCATTACTACCTTCAACTGTAACTACTGATGTTAATAGTCCAAGATTTGAATTATATCCATTTGAGATATTACTAAAAACTTTTCCTTGAGCTGTAAACAATAGTTTACGACCATCAATTCTACCAGGTTTGTTATCTTGAAGTTTTTCAGTAATTAAAATACCTGTACCATCTGCAACAACTGTAAATTCACTATTACCTCTACGAAGTAAATTTTTATTTAAACTTGCAATTACACCATCACGAATAGTAGTTGCAGTATCAGAACCTAACAGTTCACCTGTTACGTAGTAACCTGATATAACTTCAAAGTTTTCAGGAGACAATTGATTTTCAACTCTAATTTCAGCAGTGTAAGTTCTTTGAGCAGCGGCTACACCACCTACAGCAAATCCATCAATTTTTACAGCTTTCAATACTTCTGGAGCATATTCTTTTACTGTAATTTTGTCAATATAACGAGGATCAATTTTATCTGAAAACTCGAAATCTAACCCTTTAGCTGCATTACCAGCTGTTTTTTGCAATACGTAGAAAGGCTTTCCAGCAGCAACATTACTACCATCTTTGGATAGTACTTTTACTTCTTTATCACTTGCGGTAGCTACGAATGTAGCAACAGTAGTTTCTGTAGCCACAGCATTTCCTACAATTAATTCTCCTACTTGATTCGGTGCGAACATAATTTTTTAGTTTTAATTTATAATAATAATTTTATTTATTCATTACGTGAATTTGTTTGAATAAACGATTCTAAACCTTGAGGTTTATAATCACGTAATGCTAGTTCTACAGCTCTGTCAACGATCTCTCGATGAATTCCTTCACCTAATTCACATTCACTAACTGCATTTAAACCATCTATTGATAGATCGTCTGATGGGAATAATGTATTTAAATCACCAACTATAATTGGTGTTGGATATTTTAGATATCTACCTGAATAATAAGGACTGTTTGATGTATTAAATGGTGATATTAATTCAACTACAGTTTCATTATTATCATAAGTTACATCTAATCTCCATACAGTATTAGAATCTGGGTTTTTAAATGGATTATGTATTTGAATATTATAATCATCATGAGTAATTGGAACTACTTTTATTAGTTTACCATTATTACAATCTAATGAAACAATTTGATATTGTTCATATATTATTAAAAACACATCTGAACTTAATTTAAAAAATCTAGATGTAGGATGTAATCCATCTTCACTAATATTAGATATATTTGTCTTAAAAGATTTTATTAAACCTTTTAAATCAGATCTTCTTTTTTCTGTATTTTCAAATCCAGTTTTTTTACGATTACTTAAAGGGTCATAATAATCTTTAATTAACTCTAATTGAGCTTTTGTAAGATATACAGAAATCTCATAATCATCTAATCCTGGTGAGGAGTTTGAAGCTATGGCATTATAGTGTATTAAAAATTCATTTTTTAACTCTTGAGTAGTCATAATTATTTTTTGGCTTTATTTATCTTAGCTTCAATTATTAAACGTACTTCTTGATTCTTTGAAGAATCTAAATAAGCAATAGCATTATCAAATGATGCTATTTCACCAGCATTACATAAATCAAGTCCATCAATAGTTGAATATTTATTTCCTCTTTTTAAAATAACACCTGCGTCAATACCTGAGTTTATTAATAATTTAGTATAGAAAGCTTTATCATTTACAGCTGACACAAATTTAGCAGGCGATTGATCGATAATTTCTTCTACTTTATGTTGTAACCAACTTAATTTAGAATCTGGAGATACAATTTTATTTGTAAGTATTTTATATACTCCAAGTAATTTATCCTTATCATCTTCAATTTTACCATATAATTTAAATGCTTCTTTTTTAGCATCGTATTTACCTTTATTTTCAAGCATCTCCTCATCTTCACGAGTGATAGCAAATTGATAAGTTTGGTTATTGTTACGAGCTGCCCAAGATGGGGCGATATCATCTTTAGATAAACATTCTAATATTTTAATAGATATGTAATCCATTGGTGAACTAGTATCAAATCTATTTCCAGCATCATCTTTTCCAAGTCTAACATAATAATTATGCCAGAATGTCCCATAGATTGACAAGTCTAAACCTGTTGCACTTTCAAGATATTCTTTTTCTTCATTAGTTAAGACATTTTTGATTGAGCCATTTCTTTGTATAGGTGCTGCAAATTTTCTAACAGCATTTGATAACATTCCTCCTGATATAACATGGTTGGCTTCTACATTAGCTGCCATACCTCTACGTCTATTAATGTATTTAACAATTAATATTTCATTTGGTAATTTAAAAGTATTCTTTGATTCTGTAATTTCTGCTTTCATATTCTTCAGTATTAAATCCTCTTCCTAAGATTTTTGTTGTTAATGTTATAAGTTATCCTCCTAAAAATATAGTATTAATAGGAGGTAAACTTATGAATTTATTTAGTCAATAATTGACGGTTTTAAAGTTGCAGTTCTTGAAGGATCTTTAACCATTGCTCCGTACCCTTCGCAGAGTGCAGTCATAGTTGCAGAATCTTCCATTGTTTGCATATCTCCACCTCTACGTCCTGTGAAAGGATTTCTAATACCTCCAATATAACCACGTAGTTCGTCAGAACCAGCAACTTTAATTTTTTGGATATTAGGCTCTTCCATAGAACCGATATAAAGAATATCATATCTGTAAGATTCAGCTACACCACCATCTGGGTGAAGTACTTTATTTCTTACTTTATCATCATACATTGGATCTACTTCCAACATAATGTGAATGTTATTAGGAGCTTTCCATTCTGTGAATTGGAAACCTGCTACAAATGCATTAGAATGAAATTTAGAAGTAGTTTGCTTAATAGCGTTTGCTCCTGTATTATCAAATCCTAAAGATTGCCATCCTGAAGCTTGTTGAGTTACAGCTCTATGAAATTGAGCAGCCCCTCTTTCTCCAGTACGCAACATAAACTTACGTTGATCCCAATCCAATTTACCTTCTGATAATTCAGATAGTAAATCTTCAATAAGCATGATCGAGAATTTGTTGTAAGTAGTAGTGTTAGACACTTCCATTTGCTCTCTAATTCCAGAACCAGCTTTAATTTCAATATTGGCATTACCTTTATTTAAGTAACGTCCATTTTCATCACGGTTTGTTTTACCAAACATGACAGTACGAGATTTAATACGTGACAAAGCTTTTTCAAACTGCCAGTAAACCTCTTGCATCCATGTTACAGATTTATGTACTTTTCCAGTTGCAGGATCACGAGTTTCAATTCCAGCAAAATATACTGGCTCAATTTTACAATCAATCATCTTACCAGAAACTTTATGTTCCATACGAATAGATGTAACTGAGTTTCTCATTAAGTAAGGAGAAGTAAATTGAATTCCAGCACCTTGGATAGATAATTCATCTTCAACTGGTGCACCCTCGATAGAGAATTTATTTCCAGCAACTAATTCGTCACCAGGAATACCAGATAAAGATTCTTGACCACCCCATACTTCACATAAGTATACATAGTTTTGACCTTCTTCATAAGGCTCTTCTAGTATTCTCATTTGGTATACGTCTGGTCTATGACCTGCAATCAAATGCATTTTAGTAAACCATTTTTCAGCAAATACCATTTCGAAAGTTGCTCTAGCTTGTCCAACATTAGTTGTACCACTTGTAACTACTGCTCCATTATATCTAGCTTCTACTAAAGGAATGTTACGCTCATCACTACCTACCACTTTCCAAACAAAGTCAGATGCACCAGCACTTAACGTTTTAGTTGGGAATAATGATAAAGTTGTATCAAGATTTTTCATTCCAGAATTCTGTAACAATACGGTAGTTAAAGGTGAAACCAATTCAGGCTTTTCTCCAAATAACTGACCGATATGGTTTTTTAATGTTAACCCAGACCAAGCTTGTCCTTTGGTCATTACAAATTTACCTACGCTCATAATTTAATTTTTTGTTAATATGTTATATGTATTATAATACTAGTTCTGATCCATAATTAGATGAATAACTATCAGGATCTTGCATGTATCCTGGAGTACCTCCATCTTCAAATTTAGTTTTACGTAGTACTGTCTCTAGTTTTTTTACAGCAGATGACGTTACTGTTTTTGATATACCACTTAAATCAGTGAAACCTTTTGTTAGTTCATAAAGATAATACATTTTAGTATCAAATTCTACGGGGTTAGCTGATCTACTTTGCATGAACTTATTTTGAAGTTCTCCACTCGTAGGATCTTTTGCTACAACCTCTGTCATAGTTTTAAATACTCTATCTTGTAAAGCCTTATTAGTAACCATTCCATCTATGATTGGTTTAGGACTGTATATTGTATTTTTAATAGAATCGTTAATTCTTTCTTGTTCAAGTTGAGATTCAATTAAAGATTGTTTATATCGAATCTTTTCTTGCTCTTCACTCTTTTTTTCAAACTCTTTCAAACTTTGAGTAGATTCTAAAGCTTCCTCTATAATCATATCTGAACCAAGTTCAATAGTTTTCTTTAAATATCTTTTAGCTCTATCTTCAGATAAACCTTGATTAATATAATCTCTTAAAATTATATCTTTAGCAACTTCTAAATTATCTTTTAAATAATCTTCATCTATAGAATCTAGTTCTAATTGAGCTTTTCTAGAAGTAGCTATTCTTTCAAGATCTAAATTTGAAATATAGTCTTCAAGTTGTCTTGCAGATTGTAATTCAATTTCTCTTTTAAGAACTCCTACAAAATCATCTGCATTTTTAATCCCTTCTGACGAGTCTAACGAAGGTATAATTCCCTGTTCCATAAGAACGTCTGAGATGGAAGAATACAAGTTGGAAGAAGAATCATCATCATTAGAATCATCACCTTCGTTATCATCATCCCCATCTACGATCTCTGGACCTTCGTCCTCAATAGGTTTATTTTTATCTACAAGCTCATCTGGCTCATTGTTATCGTCATCTTCGTTTGAATCATTATCTAAACCTCCGTTTATATAATCATCCATGTTAAAAGGTTCGTCATCATGTATTTCAGCGTTATCGCTAAATACTGACATTAAATTCAATTCATCTTCCATAATTCTTCCATTTTATAAAGTACAAAGGTACGGCTTTTAAACTGCATATCCAATATAATTTTAATATATTTATATTGGATATATACAGCGTAATAGCATTTATTATTTACTAGTAGATTTTTTAGCTATCCTAGATATAGCGTTAGATTCTTTTTTTAACTCAACATTATCAGAATGTTTAACCATATCTTGATTAAGAGCTTTCATTTTAACAATCATATCGTCTTTTTGTTTAGCTATATCTAATTGAAACTTTTCACGATCTAATGGTGATTCAATACCATCATCAATTGATTCAGTATCTCCACCATGAGATAACTCAGCAATATAACGTTTGGTTGCATCGTCTCTTAAATCTTTAGCTTCTTGTAGTTGCATCAATCTTTCTTGTGTAGCTTTAGCATCAGCATTAGCAGCTTGTTGAGTTTCATTAGCAGCTTGTGAAGCTTCTTGTTGACGTTGATGAACTTGTTCTTCAGCATCTTCTAATCTTCTTCTCATATCTGATAATGATGGACTAAAGTATATATCCATAATTGTAGACATTGTTCCACCATTTTGAATAAAAGCTTGTGCATTCTGTTTAATCATTTGTTCAAGTTCAGCAGTTTTAGAACTAGTTGTTATAACTAATCCATAATCACATTCTGAAAATGATTCACCATCCATATTTAGAATTTCAATAGATTGATCATCTAAAATATTTTGAACTTTTTTATTTTTACCTTTAAGTGCAATCTTAGCTGTTTCTAAAAAACATTCTAACACTCTAATTTTACAATTATCATGTGACATAAACCAATACTCTGTAATATGAGATGATTGATTAACAGCTCTTTCTACTCCACCAACAGTTTCTCTGTTTTCAACTTGACCCTGTCTTTGTGCAGAAACTCCAGCAATTTCACCCATTTCCATTTTGATGAATTCTAGTAATTGTATATGTTGTTGGATATAAGCACCAGTTTCCATATCCATTACTCTACCACCTTGAGTATTCATTGCACCAGCTAATTTACCAGTAGATGCACCTTGATTACCTTCTTTAAACGAATCTATTACAGCAATCTTATTCACTACTGCAAAATGCATCCATTTATCTATTTCCCAGTTTTCAGGAACTTTAGCTATATCTAATTCAAATATTTTACCATAATTAGTAGCAATAGCTTTATTAAGCCTATCCCAAATTACATCATACATATACTGATAGTTTTTACATCTATCAACTAATGATATTGCTTCAGATTGATTAGTATTATATATTTGACCTACTATACCAGCATGACATTTAGAAGGATTAAGTAATGTATTATATTGAACTTTTCTAGGTCTAATATTTAAGAATATATCCTTACCTATTTTAGTACCTTCCCAAAATTCATTAACCCACATTTCTTTAACTTCTTCACCCATATCTTTATCAGCGATATATTCTTCAGAAGCTATTTTATATTGTTCTTCTCCAAACTCATCATAGTATTTAACTTTTTTAATAAGTTTTACAGATCTCCAATACATTCTAAGAACTCTAATATTACCACTAGCATCAGTATAATTAGATCCAAACATATGACCATTAATTTCAGCCATATTAAATATTGTCTCATACGTACCTTCAGTGGAACCTAATCTATCACCAAATAGTACATGATTATTTTGATCATCAGAATATTCACCTCTAGTACCAGTAGTATCATAATCAATAATATAATCTACATCTTCAGGTTTAAGTTCATCATGGAAGTAATCTATAATTTTACCAGGAGACCAATGATCTTCAATAATAATTATAGTAGCATCTTCTATTCTATCTGAGTTACCACCTTTAACAGTATAAACTTTTAAAGGATTTAACTTAGTAAGTATAGGTTCATCTTGTACAATATCACATTGATAAATTTCTTCACCCATAATTAATGCATCTTTAAACCCAGATGAAAATAAATTATCAAAACGTTGCTCTTGTGAGTAATGTTTAAGTATTTGACTACCCATTTTCTCACGCATGTCTTGCCAACTGTATTTCATATACTTTTCTAAATCTTTCAATTTAGCTTCTAGTTCTTTATCACTATATCCATTTTGGTATAACTCTGATAGTTTTTCAAATAAAAATTTCTTTTTATCTTCTTCCTTCATAGTTATAGCATCTGGATTAGTCACAACTAATGAATAATCAAATCTGCGTTTTATTTCTTCTCCTACAAGTAAATCAATTTTTGGAACTATAATTGGGTGATGAGGTAAGTTATCAGGAACATAACTTGCTTCAATTTGACTAGGGTTAACTACATTAGATAAATCTCTAATATCAACTTTCCCATTATACAAATTAAGATTGATTACTTTATTTTTTAAACTTTTCCTAACATCAGCATTATTATAAAACGAATGGTTATCACCATACATTATACAGTCTTTTCGCCATTGCTTATTTTTCTTAGCATACGGTAGACGTTGTCTAGGTAACTTTGAAGTATGTCTTGTATCCATATTTTGTTTTAAATTATTTAACTTACAAATATACTAAATAAAACAACTTATTCAATTTAATTATATAATTATTTTAAAATAAGTTGTTTATAGTAATAGCTATTTATGATTTATAGTTTTTTGAGAAAAATGGATCATTAGCTGCATTTCGTATTACTTTACCACCGTTAGCTTTAACAGTTTGAGTACGTTTAACTCTATCTTCTCTTAATAAGAATAACATACCTGCGGCAGATACCCTATCAAAGTTCCCATCAGGATTCCAAGCTATACATTCTTCCATATAAGCTAATGACCTAATTCTATGTAAGTTCAAACGTTCATCATCATCATCACCATGAGCTTTAGTTTGCATCCATTGTGCTTGTAATAATCTTCCCCACTTATTAATTTCTTTATTAGCATGAGTACCTTTAGCTTTATTGCCATACAGGTTAGTAGCTTTAACCATATCCATATCCTTAAGAATTTGAGGTACATCTGATAAATAGTGTAAACAATTCTTTGCATCAAAATAACTAAATAATCCTTTAAGGTTACTTTCATAATTTGCTTCAGCATTATAAAACTTTAACATACGTAAAGCTATTTCATAAGCATCGTTAGCTAATCTAGGTCTACCGGAATATTCAGCTACTATACGATCTGTAAATAAGTCAAATACTATTATACTAAATAACGATGTACCAGTGTCAGCATCAATAGGGTCAATTCCTGCTATATATCTACCTCTAACTATTACACCATCTGCATTCTTACGAGGCATCTCAAATATCTCTAATGCTCCAGTTTTATCACCTTCAGAAGATGCATACGATCTAAGTGGAACTTTATCTGGATTTAACTTCCATATAACTGATCCTTCAGCATCTAATAATAATTCTCCTAAATAATGTTCTGCTAACCAAGTTTCTCTTTTAGGACCAATTGATTCTAAGTATTCTTTTATATCAGCTACAGGAAATACTGTACCTTCAGTACGCATAATTGCATCTTGAGGTGTAATAGGTTCCTCAGCTTTCTTTTGTGTAATAGCTTTTGGGTCTTGAGAGTTATATTTAATTTTATATCTACCAGTCTCAATTTCAAATAAAGCTTTGATTACATCTGGTTCACCTACCGATTCATCATAACAATTGTTACGATTTAAATAACCTCCCCAAAAGAATCCACATAAAGTTTCACCATTAACATTTCTATCAAACACATTTGGTATACCATAAACTTCATAAGCTTGTGGTGTATAGAATAGTTTTTCAGAACCTTCAAAAGATCCACCTTCTACACCACCCGTTCCACCTGCGAGCATGAATCCAAATGATGTTCCACCATCCTCCACCGCTTTTAAGTTTACTGTCCAAGCTTTTTCTAGATTAGGGAACAAACCGTCTTCTTCATAATGAATAAGTGGCCCCCTAATACCCCTTGCTTTATCTGGATTATCTTTAAGTGATATACCATGTACAGATGACAGTAGCCCTTTACGTACACCATATTCATCTTTATATCCTAATTGTATCTCTAATGTACTACCTGCTCTATCGACAGTTCTAATTCTTGGCATAGGTGTAGCTTCCGCTATCCAGTCTAAAGTATCTACCACTTTACCCCATATACCTTTATCACCAGCAAGGAAAGTTTTTTCAGATGCTAAGTGAAAATTAGGATTACCAGATCCAGGATATACATACATGTTACAAGGTGATATAGCTCCCATCTTAAATGAGAAACCTACACCCCTGGTTTTTAATAGTTTTCCATGTAATCCACCATCTCTAGCTTGTTGCATATAGTGATAAAATAAGTAATCTCCTAACCATGGTTTTGGAAACTTTCTTACACGTTCACCTTTTCTTTTAGCAGATGTGCTTTCAGATTTAACTTCTTCAACTAACCAAATAGGTGAATAATTCCAATAAAAGTATAATTGTCCTGGAATCCATTCACCATCAGATTCTCTAACTAAACCATGTTTCCATCTACGAAGTTCTTCTACCCAAAATTGGGCATAATCAGATGTTGGATTAGCATTAGGAGTTATATTAGTGTACTTACCATTTTTCTCATAGAAGATAGCTTTTTCTCTAAAGAAATCCATATCTTCAAGTATATGTGGTTCTGTTAAGTTTACATCAATTCTACCATCATTATAAAAGTTTGTTTCACGAGGCTTATCTTTAGCAAATCCTCTTATCACTTCTGGTGATATAAGAGTTTGTATAAAAGTTACTGTACTACAATGTTCTAATACTTTATCATATATTTCTTTAGATAGTTCACCAGCGATTAACAGATCTTTATATACCGATAATGGAGTTTGATAATTATTTAAATTACTTAAGTCCATAGTCGTTCGTGTAATATAATTGTATTAGTTGATAATATTATTTTAGCTATAGATACTGCATTTTCTAATGCACATCTAGTAACTTTAAATGGATCTATAATATTTTGTATAAACATATTATCTAATACATGAATTATAGCTCCATTATTAATAATATTTTCCATTGGTGAAGATAAACTTTCATATAAGCAATATTCTAAACTATTAATGTCATAATCTAAAATATCAGATGTTATGTTTTCTTTAATTTTATGTAATGCTATTCCACCACCTTCAACAATACCTTCTTCCAATGCACATCCTACCGCAAGTACAGCATCATCATATCTATCTTTGCGCTCTTTCATTTCTAATTCAGAGATTGCCCCAACTTTAATGATACTTATTTTACTTGATAAGTTTTCCATTCTAAGTTTAATAGATTCTTGCTCATGTTGAGTTAAATCTTCAGATACGAATTGTTCACCAAGTATATTAACGTAAGGTGTAATATCAATGTCAGGATGTTTAACTAATACAGTGTTGTTTTTAGATACCTTAATTGATTCCAATTTACCTAAGTAATGTAATGTATAAGATTTAGTAAGATCGTTGATTATAGTAGCTCCTGTAAGGTCTGAGATATCTCTTAATAGATCTTCACGATGTTGACTATAACCAGGTGACTTAACTACGCATATATTAAGTTTTGCACTAGCAGCATTAGTTTCTAATATACGCAATGTAGATTCATTAATATGTTCTGCAATTATAACTACATTACCATTAGTTTCAGCAATCTCTTTTAATATATATTCAAATGGTTTAAGTGTTGTAAGCTTACCACTTATAATAACAACATGTGGATTAGTAAAGTTACATTCAGCTCTTTCAGGAGTATTGATAAAGTGTTTAGAAAAGTATGATACTGGAAACGTCATTCCATTAACTAATTCTAATTTATCTTCAGAACTTGTACCTTCTTCCACTTTAACTACGTCAGCATGATTAAAAGCCATCTGAATAACATTCCCAATCGCCATATCATTATTAGCAGATATGCTCGCAACATATTTAATCTCATCTCTCTTTAACTCTTTTGAGTCATCTTTTAAATGTTTTAGTACTTTAGGTATAATCTCATCAAATGCTTTATTAACATCATGTGAGTCAAAATCTTTTAAATTATTTATAAAAGCTGCAGCAAGTACGGTTGCAGTTGTAGTTCCATCCCCAGCTTTATCAACAGTTAGCTCAGCAACTTCTTTTACCATTTGAGCTCCTATATTTTCAATAGGGTCTTTTAAGTAAATAGCTCTAGCTACTGATACACCATCTTTAGTTACTGTAGATTTACCATAATCATCTGTAATGATAACTGTACGCCCTTTAGGGCCCATAGTAGAAGCTACAGCGTCTCTAAGTTTATTTACACCAGATATTAATTTATCTCTAGCTTCTTCTTTAAAATATATTTCTTTCATATTAATCAAATTTAAGACCATCTTCAAAAAGTCCCATTGTTTTAGAACCTTTAGTTCTACCTTCCATTTCTTTTTGTTCGCTAACCACTTCTTTATATGCAGCTTTTAAATTACGCATAATTTCAGGTAAACCTTTATTAGCGGCAACAATCATTGGTAATGTGGTAACTGTACCACCATTAGCAGATCTCTCAGCTAATAGCTCTCCAGTAGATCTCAAATATTGAGATGTTTCGTTTACTGATATTAAAGATGATTTGTATAACTTAGATATTACAGTTTCAGTTTTATCATTATAGAAATCAATTGCATTTTGCATAATTTCATCTACTTTCCAGGTTGGATCTAAACCAATTACTTTTACTAGTTCTTTAGTACGTTCTGCGTTATCAGTGATAGATACATAATCAGACCTTACATCTGCATAGTAGTATATAAATAACATCTCTTTAAATGCGGTTTCTTTAGTACGACTTTTATCTCGTTTAAGAATTGCCTTAAAAGGCAAAAGCCCCCATGCTAATTCATTAACTTGGAGGCTAAAATCTTTCATTTCAAATAACTTCATTATGCTAGTACTTCAGTTTTAGGTTTGCTTTTGTATCGTCTAGGCTTTTTAGCTACTTCAATAGGTGTAACAGCTGTAGATTCTACATATTTACAACCCATTTCATTGAGCTTGTCTGTTAAAGTATCTTCTAATACATTAATTCTATTGTTTTTAGCAATAATTGTTCTTTGCATAAAATCTAATAACTCTAGATTGTTATCTTTTTCACATTTATATTTATAAGCTAATGATAATGCAACAGCAACTAATGAACAAAGTCCACTTACTATTGTTGATCCACCAAATAACACTGCAATCACTGATACTATTGTAAAAACAATTGCTACACCTAGTACTAATTTATTTGTATCTTTCATATTATTCATTTATTGTTTTTGGAATATTAACTTCATCACCTTTAGCTTTGACATATTCTTTTATATATTCAAGAGCTTTATCTATTGTAGTAGCTTCTTTAATAAGATATGAACCTTTTGATGCACCTACGTTTACAGCTTGTTCTAACACATTTATTGCTTGTGCAATTGTAATTTCTATCATTTTATTTATATTTAGCTTTTAAATATCTATCTTCAATTAATGCAAATGTATAACCATCAAATTCAATTGGATCAATCTTAACTTGAGTTTGTGTCTGATATGCATCTACAGTTTCAGTTTTAACTGGTACCATTAGCTTTTCAATATCAATTAATACTTCATCACCTGTGTTAACAGATAATACATTCGAACCAATTCCTACAATATATTGTCTATCTGATAATACATTTTCAGATAATACTAGTCCACCATCTAGACCCAAGTTATTTAAAGTTATAATAACTTTACTAAATAATGGTTCTAATGGAAACCTTTTTGCAATTTCTAATGCTTGATCTTGTGTAATATTCTTACTCATTTTTAATTTTATTTAATTTATGATATTCTGTGAATCTCTCACTACGTTTTCTATGATTACATAGAACGTTGTATGTACAATAAACTTTACCTATATACTTATATATAAAGTTTGTTTTTAAGTTATTAAAATCTTCTTCAGACTCTACTGAGCTTGTATCCATATTTACAATGGTATCTTTAGTAAACTTATATGGTGAGTTTACAATTTTATTTATAATACCATCTTGTAAGTTATATTTTAAACCAACCCTATGTGTTAACATTTTTACAGCAGTATCATCAATATTATCCATTATCTACTATGTTAAAATTAAATATAACTTTAAAAGATTTACTATCTGGTGTTAGATCTGGTATAAACATTGGTGATATCTTACCATCTACAATAATACCTTTTTTACGTAAACCAGTTATAATATTATGAAGTACGTTATTACTCATCTCTTTATCTTTAAATACTTCATCTTCTCTAATCTTAAGTTTAGTATCATAATCAAATACCATTTTCCAAAGTATTTTAGAATTAGTAGTATCTTTTTTAAACTGATAATGATAATATAAAAATAAAGCTAGAACTTGTTGCTGTTGATTAGTTAATTTATGAAAAGCTCTTGTGATATCTAACCATCTAGTAAATAATTCTTTTAGTTTAATATTTAGTGTTGCTACTTTTTCATTACTCATTGTCTAATTTTTTAATAAATATTATACCAAATATTATGATTATAAATATTATTGATAATCCTATAATATCAGTTAATCCAAACGAACCATCATGACTATGATGATGTCGTAAATATAATAATCTATTCATCTGTCTTAGATGTAGAAGTATTATAATCGTATATGTTTTTATATTCTATAGTATCATTAACGCTTCCACATTTCATACATATATCATTATCTATTTCATCATTTAGTATGTGTAAACTTTTACAATGCTTACACGCTACAACTGGTTCTTTATCATAGTTTGATTTATCATTCTCCATAATTTTTATTTTTTTAATAATAAGTGATACATGTTCAGTATCATAAACTGGAAATGGAGCCATTAAATTATAATACTCCATATGTTCCAGCTGTTTCTTTAATTTATTTAACACTATTGTTTTCATTAGTAATTGTTGTTGTAGACTGCCAACCTTCATCTATAGGTTTGATAACAACGTCATACTTATATAGTATAGAGCTAGTGGTAGCAAACTTAGTCATCATATTAATAAACTCTTCTAGTTCTTTAAGAAGAGTAGTTAATTTTTTATGCTCAGCGGTATATGTATTATTCAATTTATTTGTTATTTTAAAATTTATCCATTCGTCATTATTCATAAAATCTGGAAACCTATCTACATTACAAGTTTGAGATGTGTAAGCTCTTCCAGGAAGATTACATCCACATTTCTTACAAGCTCCAGCTTTAACACAATCATCTTTACATATATATAATCTATACTGTACTTGTTCATCTATACATTTGGTAGATAAACCAATGTTGCTCATTATTTTAGTTATATTACCTTCAAAAAAATTAAATACATTTTGAGGTGTTATATCTTTACTCATCTTTAATTTTATTATTTAATTTACCTAATACTAATATCTTTTCTAAAGAATCTAGATCTCTACCATAAATTGGTTTAACGTGATCATTAATATTATCATCAGTATATTCTATTGCTTCATCTATATCTAATCTATTAGCTATGTCATCCATATCTTTAAGGATTCCGTAGAACCCTTTAAGATGAAGTTTAGTTTTAGTTCTTGCAGCAAGTTTAACTTGTCTTGCTCCGTTTTTGTATGTACTCATTAAATGGTTGTTTCAGATGCTATTAATGATTGTTCTAATTCAAGTAATTTTTTATATCTATTAGTATCTACTAATACTGCGTCAAATTTAAAATCAACGTCTGTAGTTGTATTATTAGGATAATCCGATCTGTGTTTAACTAAGTGAGTTAAGTTTCTCACAGCATTGAATAATAATGTTTGTTTTGCAAATTGTAAAGCATCTTCGCTAACTACACCGTTTGCAGTTGAAAAAGTTTGTGTAAACTTTGTATTGATAATAGTATCAGTCATGGTAATTTATTTAATTGTTATTTTTAAATCGTAGCTATATAAAGCTCTTTCATTCTTATTAATTTTAAACTTTTCTCTAATTTTACCTTCTTTAGTTCCAACATATATTTGAACCGTAGAGTAGTGCATATTATCTTGAAAAATTCCAACATGTACATCTACAAATCTTTCTTGACTTCTATACTTATGAGTATAATAGTATTGAAGATTAAGTAAATCTTTTTGATTGTCTAGTAAGTCTTGTCTTATCTCGTTATATATAGAATGCATATCTTTATTTATTTATAGTACAAAGGTACGACTTATTTTTGACATATCCTAATTTTTTTACATTTATTTTTAAAATTTTTTTCATTTAACCAGTATTTAAAACTTATTCAAGCTTTATCACTATTAATAAGTTCTAATTTAGATTGAGTCGTTTCCTTCATATATATTTTTTAATAAATTATTAAATCCTAAAGTATTAAAACCTTTACTTGTAATATATCCTTGCTTAGATATATGCTTACCACTTAATAATACTACGTAATCTTTGTACCATAGTATTTGGTTGTACCACTTTTTGTATTCTTGGTTTATCATATTTTAATTTAAATAGTTCAAAAGTATAATCGTGCATTAATTTAGTTCTCTCATAAGATAGTATATCAACTCTCCAGCTAGTATCCCATTTCAACTTTATTAATTCCTTTTCTGTGTAATTTTCCATATATTATCTAATAGTTAAATTATTGTTAATTTTAGGAATAAATGTACTAGTTTGGTCAAGTATCCATTTCATGTAATCAGCAACTTCAATTTGACCATTACTAAATAATGTATTAATCATTGGTCCTAAAGATCTGTTATACTCTAAATTCATTTTTAGTTTAAGATGTTCAAACTCTCGTTCTTGATCTTCTTTTTGATAGTGCCAAAGTTTATCCTGTATAGTTTCTTCCATGAGTTAATTTATTATATTCATCTTCTGTAAATTTGTCTTCGTAATAAATATATTCATCAGTTTTATATTTCCATTCACCATCATATATATTGTCATGTTGCACTGATATTTTAATATAAGGTTTTAATGTAATATTATCTCTATATACTTTTGTAATAAATTTTATACTATTTTCCATATTATTTTAATAGGTAAGTTATTAATTAGCTAAGGGTTTTCCTCTTTAAAACTCCTTTCCCAAATACAGGTAGTTTAACAACTATTATCTATGATATAGGACGAAGTAGCTTTTGGTTTTGTTTTAACTTCCACAAAGGTACGATAAATAAATGACAATTCCTAATTATTTACTACTTTTTTTTAAATTATTTTTGTGAAACAAAAATTTTTAGCTATTTCTTAGTTATATCATAACATTAATAGTTGTGGTAGCTAAGAATTAGCTTAGTAAAATTATGACTTTATCTAAGAAACGATAGATATAATAATGAACTTAGAGATTAGTGGTAGAATAATAAAAAATACGTTATTATAAAAGGTAAGTTGTGATAAAATATGACCAATTATAATAATATGTGTTGGTTTGATATAAATTTATTGCAAAAAAAATATTTTTTATAAAATTTTTATCGTGAGTGTAGACTAATAAGAAACATCACCCCACTTTGTTCGAACTTTGGGGATATACCCCTAAGCTTTGTTATAATTGGAATTGTCATTCCACTTTGATAGAGTCTTGGGAATAGTTCTCATAATATTAATCAGTACTAACGATGTCTTGAATCGACCGTAGTACATAATACACACACATCATGAACAAATTACACATGACAACAGCACCAAGATTGGCTTACTCAAGAAACGCTAATGGAGAATTGGTTCCATCTATCGACACTGTAAGTGGAGAGCAAGATGTTAATGTAGCAGGTACATTGTTATCAATCAAGCCTCAAGCTATCACTTACACTCGTGCAGACGGGACAGCGGGTGAAGCATACCAAGGTAAATCATCTATTGCTGACAACAACGGTAAAGAAACTACAGTTTCAGTACTTATTAATGGTTCAGCAATTGAAGAGGTAGCAGTGGGACAAACGTATTGGTTGACTGAGCGTATTAGCAAAGACGGTCAATACAGTAACTACTCTCAAGGTAGTTTATTAGTTATGGAAGCAGTTGATGCATCTGTAGCTAAAGGTAGACGTGCAATGTTATTGGCTAAGTTAGCTGAAGCAAATGCATTGCCACCAGCTGTAGCTCCTGCTATTAATGCATAATACAAACTAAGATGAACCTCTACGGAGGTTCTCTTTTTTTTATGTATAATTAGAGCTATCACTCAACTTTAGCATAGTTTAATTTTCAACACTAAGTGAGTTATATTTTATGACCTCTACTTATGATAATTTCCAACACTAAGTTTGTTATAACTCGAGAGATGTTAATGATAAGTGTGACACTATAATCATCACCCTAATTATCCTCTCATTCAAGCATAACGTAACAAGCTCTCCTTACTATTTAATATAGCATAAACTTAACATTCTAACTAACTAAACACTCTACACATTATGGTTAATAAGTATCATTTATACGCATCAAAACAATATAAATCTAGTAAAAGTTACAATAAAATTAGCAGAACATTGCTAGTTCGTGCAATAATTATGTTATCATTAGCATTAATATGCACAATGTCGTTACTATTATATACAACATAATTATGTATTACAAATGCAATTATATCATTATGCTTAGCTTTGACTATTCAGTAGATATAAATATGATAGCATAAGAATATATAATTAATTAATAATCTCTCATAAAGTCGCTAAATACTCAATCTACCACTTAACTGTGCTCTAGAGCTTAATTTGAGGATGAGAGTTTAATAACATATAATAATAAAAAACTTAATAACTTCACAAGTCATTGAGTGCACCAGTTTCTTTAATAGCAGTTCCACAGTTTAAATACTATGAACATTAGGTTATTATCCTTACGATATTCGTATTGCAGATAATGTAGAAAAACTAACTATTAAAGTTTTAGGTGTAAAATGCAAACAAATTATTAACTGACTAAATAACAAAATTATGAATACGTATCAATATGTAGCTCACATTAATCATAAAGATGATGAAGTTAGAACATTACATCAATATAAAGAACATTTTAGTATTGTTGCTAAAGTAACAGTAGAATTTGATGAAGGTAGAAGATTTACTGGTAAAGTTCATGCAAATAATGAACAAGAAGCTAAAAAATTAATACTAGAATATTTATTATCCAGATATTAACAACACTTTAGTCGGTCAATTACAGATAATGCTGGGTTGACTGGTTATATAATAAAACTCTATCCAATTGCAGGTAACATAATACAGTCTGTGTAGTTATATCTGGTGTAATTCAAGGTGCAACCTTGTAGAGTTTTTTAAAGCTTCAACCTGCTATAAGGTAAGAGATAGGTAATCATGCTATCTAAATAATAAATATTATGAGTATAGATCTGACATATCTATTAAACCTTTGAAACAAACAGTTAATGAAGTCTCTGTTTAAAGTAAATCTTATAATATCACTTATACACACCTAGAGAATATTGTGTATAAGTACTAATGTAATCGTTGATAGATTATAGAACGTTGTTAAGACGGGAGTTCGAATCTCCCCAGCTCCACAAATAGAGTCCGTGTAAAATGTAATTCTATGGTATAGTTAGCCGATATATAAATAACTACAATCGGGGCTGACTGGATTTGATTGACAATAAAGTATATAATAAGTAGATTATATTAAACAATAACCGCAAACATTTTTGCAATTAATAATGCGCCAGTTAGACTAGCAGCATAATTACGTATTGGAGAACGTTATATCTCACGCTATGTTCACGTAGAGAATATTGGACATAGCTACTAATTAATTATAAACATAACAAACTTAAACATAAACTAACATGGGTAAAATACTCCACATTATTATTTCAATACTATTATTAATTTTAACATTAGCAATAGTATTTGAAGCATTTCTTGTATCTGAACAGTTACGTGAAATACCTGCTGAAGCAGTTGCATTTACATTAGTATTATCATTATTATATATGATAGCTACACCATATTCATTGTTTAACAAATCATTCTATAAATCATGGAAATAATTATATTTTATGTTATATCATCATATGTAATTCATATGGGTATGATAGTTAACGACTATGCTTCACCAAAACAAGTACCAACATTAATAAAAGTTTCACTATTATTTTCACCATTATCTATATTACTAATATTAGGTATGTTGTTAAGTGATAAAATCAAATATTATGAAAAAAATCTATAACTCATTAGCTAATTTATATGAATACATATCATATACATTATATGGCGGTAAACGACTACTATATATCT